AATTATATCATGCGGCAGTAGATACGACATTTGCTGTATATGCGCCAAATACTAAACCATTATTAGATTGTGAAGTTATTCGAATGGCTGGAAATTTTATGGCAAAACATATGCCATGGTATTATGACATTAAAAATATGCCAGCAGATGAGACATATTATTTAGAAAATTTACATGATGGAAGAGGTCCATCATATTCTCCAAAAGTTAAACAAATGATTCAATCAAAAAAGGTGAACGATGAACAATAAAAAAATTCTTTTAATAGGCGGTACGGGTGCTTTAGGTAAAACATTGATTAGTTTATATCAAAATAATAATATTATCAAAGTTTTAAGTCGCGACGAACACAAACAAGTTGCAATGGAAGCAAACCCAATATATACAAACAATGTTTCATATATGATTGGAGATGTTAAAGATAAGAATTCAATTCTAAATGCAATTGAAGATTTTAAACCACATATTATTATCAACACAGCTGCATTGAAACATGTTCCGATTTGTGAATTTAATCCATATGAATCAGTAAATGTTAATATTATCGGACATCAAAATTTATTAGAAGCGGTTAGACGAAGTATTCATAAAATTGAAACATTAATCTATATTTCATCTGATAAAGCATGTAAACCAGTAAATGTATATGGAATGTCAAAAGCAATTTCAGAACGTATGTATATTGAATTTGCGAAGAAACAAAATGATATCAAAGTTTGTTTAGTTCGTTACGGAAATGTATTAGAATCAACGGGATCTGTTATTCCATACTTCAAACAATTGATTCAATCAAATTCAGAATTCTTACCAATCACTGATCAACGAATGACTCGATTCTTATTAACATTGGAATCAGCAGCTAAATTAATCGAGTGGTCATATAATAGTCCGCATTCACATGGAAAGATTGCAATTCCAAAAGTTCAATCATTTAAAATTACAGATATCGCTCGAGCATTGATTAAACATTATACAGGTGATGAGAATAGTATTGAATTACGAACCGTTGGAATTAGAAAAGGCGAAAAACTGCATGAAGAAATGATTTCAGCAGAAGAATGGATGCGTACGGAAGAACACGAACATTATTTGATTAGTGATGATATCATACATGATAAATGCGTTTCTTATAATTCATATGATTCAGTAATGCCTGGAGAACAAGTATATGATTTTTTAAAATCAACTAAGGTTATTTAATGAATAAAGTATTAGTATTGGGCCATAGTGGTATGTTAGGCCATATGGTTGCAAAGTATTTATCCGATAACAATTGTGATATTGTTACGTGTGAGTATAGATATCCCAGTACACAATTCAAAGAATTTATTAAACAATTTAATGGAGATTTTATAATTAATTGTATCGGTGCTATTCCGCAACGAACTAAAGACTTTTCAATTAATTATGAATTACCAATTTGGTTGGATGCAAATGCTAATTGCAAAATAATACATCCAGGCACTGATTGCGAAATGGATTCAGATGATTATGGCATATCTAAAAAAAGAGCTAGAGACTATATAGTAGAACATAGCAATCAAACTAAAATATTAAAATCATCAATAATTGGCCCAGAATTAAATTCAAACGCTAGCTTATTAGAATGGTTCTTATCACAAACAGATTTAGTATATGGTTATACTAACGCAATGTGGAATGGTAATACTACTTTAGAATGGGCCGAACAATGTTATGCATTAATTAATTCATGGGATTCATATAAAATAGAAACTATATTACAAGGCGAATGTGTTTCAAAATTTGAATTATTAAATAAATTCAAATTGGTTTTTGAAAAAGAAATCATTATATTAGAAAAAGAAACTGATTTAATTGACAAATGTCTTGTTGGAGATATTAAAACTAATAATATTAATGATCAATTAAACAAGTTAAGAAAGTATTATTATGATCGTTGATAATTATTGTGTTGGAATACTAACATTCTCTAAAAGAAAAAAATACATTGAAAATTTACTAAATCAAATTCGACTTGATTCAGACATTCCAGTATATTTATGTGTTAATTGTGATTACAATCAACCATTTGATCCAAAATATCGAGACTTCATATTAAAATTATGTTTAAAACATAAAAATGTATATCCGTTATTTTATTTAAAATTTCGAGGTTTATCTAAAGCGTGGAATGATATGGTTGTAAATGCATGTTATGATAATCTAATTATCATGAATGACGATTCAACTATTCAACCTGGATTCTTTGATGAGATTACTAATCAATATGAACAATTATATGCAAATGAAACAAAACGCATATTGAAAATAAATAATGGTTGGGCTTGTTTTATAGTAAATAAAGAATATTTAACATCTGTAACATTCTTTAATGAAAAATACATTGGAATTGGTTTTGAAGATGCTGAATTCGTAGGCAGGCACGGTGACTATCCGGGGCATATGACGGAGAAATTTATTGATTTAGCATCAGAACCAGAATCATTTAATAGTTTTCCAAAAAATGAAAACATAACAATGCAATCAGAAAAATCATATACATCGATCAATATTGAAATATTTCAATCTAATTCTGGAGATCATCAAAATCCAAAACCATATGAACAATTTTATGTAGAAAATTACAATAAAATTTTCGGAGAATTATGATATTTTTTAATGAATATTTACAAGGCATAGCAGATGTATCTCAGGTTGGGTTTTCGACAACTAGTCCACAATATATTCCTGAATATTATTTAAATGAAGGTACGTTTATTATATTTAGGACTTGCCATTCATATGGCGATTGGGTTATATTGTCAGCGATGCCTAGATTACTTAAACAAAAATACCCAGACTGTACAGTAATTATACCATCACCTGAATGTATTGCTAAATTTTTTAGTCCAGGTACGTGGATGAATAAACACGAAAATCCATTTAACAACGTAATAGAAGTATTTGCAAATAATCCATATGTTGATGGTATGATAGATGATATACCTGCAGGATATCCTATATATCATGATCATTTTAGAATTTATGATACGGATAAACCAGATACCGCATTAGTTCAACAGATGCTTAAATTTTGGAGATTTGCAGATCATGAAATGCAAGATTGTGAACCAGAATTATATTGGTCAGATGATGAACAAACTCAAGGTAATGCTATCATTAAAACATTGTTCGGCAAAGAAGATTTTGGATTTCTATATATAGATGACACATTCTTATATTCAATTCATCTAGAAGAATCAGAAATACAACGGCGCCGCAATTTAATTCAAGAAGAAATAAATAATCACGATCTAACATGGTTATATTTTTCAGCAGGCGATAAATTTAGATATAAAACATCTGGTAATGTTATAGACGTTAAAGATATCAAAATGACTTTACGCATACAAAATTATGTTAAAAGCAAAGCAAAGACAATAATTGGATTTCAAGGAGGATATGGCACAGACTGTATGTCTAGATATGCACAATGCTACGTAGTGCCATTGCATCAGAATTCATTAAATGAACATATACAATACAAAACAACTTATTTAGGAGAACATGTTAATAGCAACACTTAATCATAATCTACCTACATGGACGGATAATTTAGTAAATCAATTAAAACGAGATTCATACTTTGAAAAATGTGAATTGATGGTACTAGATAATGGGTCTACAGAACCGTTAGCACAAACAACTACACATCGGTTAGATGAAAATATATTCTTTGGCGGCGGGTTCAATGTAGTATTAGATTATTTTTTACAAACAGATCATGAATATCTTTATTTTTTAAATAATGATCTCGTATTTCACGGCCCAGCATTCTTAACAACATCGATGCGCGAAGCTTTAGAATCAGACGCATCAGTTTATTCGCCATCAGTTATCAATGCATCTATAGATCAATGTCATTGGAAACAAATGTGGAATTGGGGTAAAGGATTACGAACAACACGTTGGATTGATTTTCAAGCCCCATTGCTCCGGAGAGATATCTTAGAAAAAATACAACAGTTTCCAAATGAATTAATATATGGATGGGGACTAGATTTTTATGCAGGTTGCGTTGCTGAACAATACGGATTGAAAACCATTGTATCAGACAACAATACTATTGCACATATGAATTCATTAACATTTAAAGAAAACAAGATAAACATTGGAGTGTCGGAATTTTGTAGGAATGCAGAATCAAATATGAATTCATATTTTTTGAATTCTGAATTTAATTCATTATATTCTATTATGAGACAATACGGAGAAAACTATACAATATGATATCACTAATTATACCTAGTTACAACAATTTGCGACATTTAAAAAATGTATACGCAAGTATTCAAAAACATGCGCCAGAAGCAGAAGTTATTTTATTAGATGATGGTTCAACAGATGGTTCATGGGAGTGGATGCAACAAGTAGAGTCTGAAGTAAATAATAAAACCAGAATAATAAGAAGCGAAAAACGTGTAGGTCACACAATACTATATGACAAAGGCATTGAACTTGCTACAAATGATATAGTGGGTATCTTACATGCTGATATGATTATTGGTCCTTTGTATATCGAAAATATGTTAAAGCACTTACAACCAGGGAAAGTTGTCTGTGCAACCCGTATAGAGCCACCTTTACACCCAGAAGGTAAAGAAAAGATCATAATGGATTTCGGACAAGACTTTGATACATTAGATATCGATGCATTTGAAGAATTTGTTATGCATAAACAAGAAGAAGAATTAGACAAAGTAACATATGGAATGTTTGCTCCATGGATTCTTTACAAAAAAGATTTCCAAGCAATAGGAGGACACGATCCGCTATTTGCCCCGTTCCCATACGAAGATTCAGATATCTTTCAACGATGGATATTAGCAGGATATGAATTAATTCAAAGCCGAGATGCATTTGTATATCATTTAACTTGTAGGGGCCATCGATGGACAGAACAAGTGGGACAAGATGATGATTATTTTAAAAAAGTATCCGAAAGAGCAGCACGTAACTATTTACGAAAATGGGGAACGTGGGTTGAAAATAATGAATATCAATATCCAATCATTACACCCAAATACAATATTGCATATCGAATAGAAAATTGTAGCAATGATTTATTAAAGTTGTTAGAACCATTTTGCGATAGAATATATTCTGACGCTGAATGGATGAAGTATATTACTTTAGAACAGCCAAATACAATGTATGATTTAACAAAACGATGTCACTTATTAACTAATACAGATCGTTATGATTATGATGATATCATAGTTGAAATTGATGGAAGTCGTTTTACACAACAAGATTTAAGTTATTTACAAATGCTACCAAAAATTATAACTGAATCAGGAGAACCAGGAACATTTAATTTAGGCAATTTAACAATTACAATTGTAACTATAAAATCATATCTTGACGATTTAATAAATCTAACTACAAAAAAATAACATAAACAATGTCCTTTGCTATATTTATATAAAAATAAAAAAAGGAGAGAATTTATGGCAAAGTTTACGGACATTTTTAAAAATTCAAATGACTTTAACGAAAAAACTATTATTGGTTTTATGTCATTTGCAGTAATGACCATTGCAATGTTTGTTGATTTAGTTACTGGTTATTTTGGTAACGAATTAAAATTAAATGAATACATTTATAATTCATTTGTTGTTGTAACATTAGGTAGCTTAGGTATTGCAGGTTTAGAAAAATTTGCAGGCAAAGGAAAAGATACTACTACTGAGGAAGAATAATGAGTTTAAAAAGTTTACAAGAAAAAATTGGTGTTACGGCAGATGGAGCATTTGGCCCAGGCACAATGAAAAAAGCAATGGAGTTTTATAAATTAACTCCGGTTAGAGCAGCTCACTTTTTTGCGCAAACGTCACATGAAACTGGCGGCTTTAAGGCCTTTTCAGAAAATTTAAATTATTCAGCATCGGGTCTACAAGGGATCTTTGGAAAATACTTTCCTGGAACATTAGAAGAGTCTTATGCGCGGCAACCAGAAAAGATTGCCAACCGAGTGTATGCAAGCCGAATGGGGAATGGCGATGAAGCATCAGGGGATGGTTGGAAGTATCGGGGCCGAGGTGCACTACAACTCACAGGAAAAGCGAATTATCAAGCATTTGCAGAATATCTTAAAAAACCAGAAATACTAGATACCCCAGATCTAGTTGCAACAACATATGCATTTGAATCAGCAATGTTCTTTTTTGATCGTAATAAACTTTGGTCTATTTGTGACCAAGGCGTTAACGATGCAGCTATCTTAGCATTGACAAAAAGAATCAACGGCGGAACTCATGGTTTAGAAGATAGAAATGCTAAAACTAAAAAATATTACGAATACGTAAAATAAGGAATAAAATATGCAATTAAGTGAACACTTATCATTAGCAGAAGTTACACGCAGTGAAACTGCAAAACGTCGCGGAATTAGCAATATGCCTACAGACGCACATATTGCAAACTTTAAATTATTAGCTGAAAAGGTTTTTGAACCAATTCGCAATCATTTTGGTAAACCAATTCATATTTCATCTGGATATCGCAGTAAAGATTTAAACACAGCAATCGGAGGAGCATTAAGCTCTCAACATTGTTCGGGTGAAGCTATTGATATTGATATGGATGGTCATGCAGGCGGCGTCACTAATAAAATGGTATTTGATTATATTAAAGACAATTTAGAATTTGATCAATTGATTTGGGAATTTGGAACAGATGCTAATCCGGATTGGGTTCATGTATCATATGAATCTACTGGTAAGCAGCGCAAACAAATTCTTCGTGCGGTAAGAAAAGGCGGAACAACTTCTTACGTACCTTACAAATAAGATATCGCAATGAAAACAACCACATTAACAGCAACAGGAATATATTCATTGAGTACAATTGCAGCATTTATCTGCACTTATTTTTTCAACTTAGCAATGGCAAATTCAGATCAATATTTGGCATTAGTTGGAGTAGTAATGGCAGATGGCTTCTTTGGCGTAATTGCTGGAGTAAAACGAGAAGGTTTTCAAACCTATAAGGCACTTAAAGTTTTAAAAACTTTAGTAACATGGATTATTCTTCTTACTGTGTTGTTAATGGTTGAAAAAGGATTTAAAGGGACTAGTTGGTTAAGTGAGACCGTTCTAGTCCCTTTTATTATATTTCAATTAA